TTATTTGAATAATTTATTAAACGTATTCTTTCCAACTATTCCATCTTGTGGTAATCCATTTCTTTTTTGAAATTCTCGTACCGCACTTTCTGTTGCGGGTCCGAATATTCCGTCTGCATTAAGGTTAAATAATTTGCAAATAAGCATTGACTGAATTAACCAAGTGATGTTTCCTTCTGCTCCTCTTCGAACATTTATGCAGGCATTGTAAGTGTTAGTTCCAAATATTCCATCGACTGCTAGTTTACTTCCAAACTGTTTATTTAATTCTGTTTGTAATCCCTTCACCAATGCCTTCTTTGTCTCATTTCCATAAATATTATCTGCTGAAATATTTAAGCCATATTTTTCATTTAAAGAGGTTTGTATTGTAGCTATTTTTCCCTTTTCTTGGCTTGGCTTTGATACTTCTTTTTCATTTGAATTTGCTATTTGATCAAATGGAAAATTGTCACCCGGGCAATTTGTTGCATTTACATTTTTATGAACTTGTACTGTGTTTATTCCATATTTATTTTTTAAAAAATTTACAAGTTCTCTTCCAGCCTTAATCTCCTCCTCTTGCATTATTTCTTCCTTATAATCTCCTTCAAAGCAAATTCCCAATGAATCATAATTTGAACCATATGCATGTGCTCCAACCTTATCCTCTGGACGAAGTCTATATATTGTGCCGTCTTTTCTTACCAGAAAGTGATATCCAGCTCCACTCCAACCATTGTTTAAATGCCACCTGTGAATATCTTCAGCAGAACACTTTTTTGCCGCAGCATGATGCAAAATTATTCTTTTAGTAGAGCTACGTGTATCCATTTGTTTAAAATTTAAATTTGTATTAATTATATTCATATTTATTTCTTCTCCCTATTGCTAATAGCCTTCTGTCCTAATAAATACGTACTTATTACTCCTTGAACAACAGCTATTACTTGTACTATTTGAATCGCATATGGTATTGTTATTCCTTCTACAGCATTAATTCCAGTAACCAAAGCACTAATAATTGCCAAAACATTTATTGTATATTTTGCTATCGTCTTAATCTTTTCCATATTAAATCCTCCTAATATATTGTATTCGAGAATTTTTTTATTGAGACTATTTATACAAATTTATACAAAAATTTATTAGATTTTATAACCATAATTAATATCAAAAATAGACAAACAAATTGCTTCACTGGAGCTAAACAACGGGAATCGCCGAGCTACGTCTGGCAAATTGTCCACTGGACAATTTTCTAATCCTCCTTTTCAATTCTCGTTTTTTTATAAAAAAATACTAGAATTCTCTAAAAATTCTAGTTTTCTATAAATTCTGGAGCTAACAACGGGAATCGAACCCGTGACCTCAGCCTTACCAAGGAAAAAGTTTCATTTTATAAAGCTAGCCATTCTCAATGCTTTTCAGTCTTTTTATTTTATTTTTGACCACTTTTTGACCACTTTTTTGTTCTACAATACTTCATTATATTTTTCAATCAATTCTTTATAAAATACTTAAGATTTATTAAAAATTACGTTAGCTGAAAAAGAAAATATTAATTTTTCACAACTTTTACAGGAAGCAATAAGAAACAAACTTGAAATTGACTAATTCTGAAAATTGTTATATAATCCTATTAGGATACATGTTTTATTCTCAAAAGGAGAATATAGGCTAGCGAAATGCTAGCTTTTTATTTTTTCTTACAAGTATTTTCGAGAGAACTATACAGCTCTCTCGACTATCATTTTTATGTATTCATCTATTTTTATGCTTTGCTCAATTATCTCCTCATAATTGTTATCATTTTTTATCATTAGTTCAAGCTTTTCCAAATCTTCTTTCATAAGCTTGTCCTCCTTTTTAATATAATAACAAATTTTATGTGAAAAGTCTGTCGAAGCTTGTCAAACAGCTAAAAACAGGCAAAAATTCAACGTATGAGAATGAGTTTTAAGGCATTTTAATTATTTAAGAATATAGTTTGTTGTCTAAGATTTAGCACATTCTTTCGCTATTGCGAAAATTTGCATAAAAAAAGTGGTAGGATTGCTCCTACCGAAAAATCTATTTGAATAACTTATTAAATGTATTTTTTCCTACTATTCCATCTTGTGACAAACCATTTCTTTTTTGAAATTCTCTTACTGCATTTTCTGTTGCATTTCCGAATATTCCATCTGCATTAATGTTAAATAATTTGCAAATAAGCATTGATTGAATTAACCATGTGATGTTTCCTTCTGCACCTCTTCGAACATTTATGCAGGCATTGTAAGTATTAGCTCCAAATATTCCATCGACTGCTAAATCTCTATGATATTGTTTATTTAATTCTGTTTGTAGCACTTTTACAAGTGCTTTTCTTGTTTCATTTCCATAAATGTTATCTACAGCAATATTCAGTCCGTATCTATCATTTAGAGTAGCTTGTATTTCTGCGACGTTGCCTTTTGGAATGTTTTCTTGTGGTTGAGGTATAATTTTACTTGTCTCAGATTTTGCAATCTCATCAAAAGGAAATTTATCGCCTGGGCATGAGGTTGCACATACATCTCTATGAGCCTGTACTGTTGTTATATTGTACTTATTCTTTAAATATGCAACTAATTCTTTTCCTGCTTCTTTTTGAGCTTCTGGCATATCTTCTTCCATATAATTTCCTTCAAAGCATACTCCTAAAGAGTTATAATTTGAGCCATATGCATGTGCTCCAACTTTTTCCTCTGGACGAAGTCTATATACTTTACCATCTTTTCTTACTAAAAAGTGATATCCAGCACCGCTCCAGCCATTATTTAAGTGCCATCTATGTATATCTTCAGCACTGCAATTTTTTGCATCTGCATGATGTAGAATTATCCTTTGTGTTGCTTTTCTTGTCGACATATCTTTGAATTGTAAGTTAGTTTCAATTATTTCCATCTATTTATCCTCCTTATTAATTAGATTCTTAAACATTTCGTATAGACCTGTAGAAGCTAAGCCGCTAAACATTCCTGTTAGTATTACTTCTGCATTTATACCGTTTAAGTTCATTAATACATTAATTACTAAACCTAATATTAGCATCATTAGTGGTATGTATTTGTTTGGTATAAAATCAAGGCTATTTTTTATAACGTAGCCTACACATAAACATATTCCTACAACTACTATACTAAAATATTGTGTTAATACTGATATATCCATAATTACAATTTCCTCCTATTATTTTATTTAATAATTAAAGCTATAACAGCACCAACAATCGCACCTACAATAGATAAGATTATTTTGTCTCTTATAGCTTTTTTAACTTCTTTATAGTCTTTTGCTGGCTCATTCTCTATGTTGCCAACTCTGGTATCAAGCTTATTTACATCTTCTCTCATGAGCTTTACTTCTGTTGCAATTTCTTTAATTGCATATGTAAGCTCATGCGTATCTTCTAATTTGTGTTCCACTTCTTTAAACTTAGCATCATGTTCGTCTAATCTTTTTGTATTAGACTTGCTTCTGTCCTCAACCTCCTGAAGCTTGATTATATCTGACTTTTCCATAGATTATTCCTCCGCTTTTTCTTTAGTTGTTTCTTCAGATATTTCGTCTTCTACATCTTTAGTTTCATCTGTATTTTCTGTTAAGCTCTCTGAGTTATCTGCGTTCTCTACATTATCTTCATCAGTAGTTTTTTCATATTGTTTGTCTATTGCCTCGCTTATTTCCTTCAGGTCATCTTCTTTTAATATGCCCTTATCAAAATAAGCACTTGCACCTAGAATAACCTTATAATCTTCCATTTTACCAACTGCCTTTAAGTAGCCAGCCTTTATAAATTCTCTTAAAAATTCCATACATGTCCCCTCCTTTTATTTATATCTCTATTTCTGCATTTAACATCGCTGTTTGAACTTCATCTAACATACTATCTTTATCAACTACATATTCTACTTCAAAATTAGTTTCTAGATTTGTTATTAACTCAAATATGTTTGTTCCTTCCCATAATTCTATAGGAGATATACTTGATAGTTTTATTGTTTGTGGTTCAGCTAATCTAAAATAGACTGGCATGTCTGTTAAAATAGCTCTTGCCTGCTCTTCAGTTGTGTCTGGCTCAAATATAAAGAACACATTTTTGCTATCTGTCATTAAAGCTACTTGCCCTGGTAAAAATGAACCTTGTTGTGGTCTCGATTTAAATTTTGTTGCTAATATATCGCATGTTTTTGTTGAATCATCATATTGGTATATACCATAATTACTAAAATCTATTCCCCAATATGTTCTAGTAGTAGATGATGATTTTTCAACTAATTTCTCACTACCAGTCAAAACAATTTTTTCTATGTTCTTCTTGATTTCTACTTCACCATTTCTATTTACTCTTAATATGTCTTTTACATCTCCTACTTTGGCTAATGTATTGCCATTTAAGTTAATTTCAATTACTTTTGGTTTGTGGTATGGTTCGTAAGTCATGTCTTCATTATCTATTGTTAATATGATGTTATTAAAATCTACATAATCATCAATATTCCCTTCTTTATCAACTGTTGCATACAGTCTTACATATAAATACTCCTTACCATTTTCAAAAGTTGATGGTAAGTTAAAATTTATTGTATACCCACTAACAGTTGATTCTCCCATTAATTGTCTGCCTTGAGAATAATTAGCATCACCTAAAAGAACGCCATATTTCGGATTAAGATTACTATTTGACTTTGTAAAATCTGCTTTCAATCTTACTACCTTGCCCGCATAATCACTTACATTTTGTTTTATCTTAAAAACAGCATATGAATATGTTGCTTGTGTTAATGTTATTCTCTTGTTTTCGTCTAATGTTGTTTCTTTTGCATTGTTACTTAACTGTGATTGTACTCTATTATCAAACTTATTCTTTCCACTCTGTTCCAATCCAATTGCTCCGTGTGGTAGATATGGTTTTAAGGCTGCCCCTTCTATAAATTGCACATCTTTAACATATAATGTATTGCCTCCGCCACTTGTATAAGTTCCATATAGACCTACAACATTTTTGCCAGCAGTTGATACTATTGTATGTAATTCTTCACTAGTATTACTAAATAGATAATTACTAAATGTTTCATCATCATATTTTATTCTAAAACTTGCCGTTCCTCCCGATACATAACCTTTAAATACTAATATGTATTGTGTATTTACCCTAAAACCACCTTTAATTGTAAATCCACTAGTTTTTGTATCAAATGCATTATTCCATTTTAAAAATGAACCATTATAATAACCATCACTATTTTTAGTCCAACCTTCAGCTTTTAATATTTCAGTTTCGTCAAATCTATTACACCCATCAATAACTTCAATTTCACTTGGAAATTTTGGATTTGGTAATGATATTCCGACCTGTATATTTTTCATAACTAGCATCTGCTGAGGTCGTTACTAGAATATCTGTAAAAGTGCAACTGCTACAAATATTTGTATTCGCACCAAAGCATGCATATATATAATCTGTCTGAGCAACAATTTGAATTTTTTTAGTTTTTGATATTTCTGTAGAATTATTAAAATAAGTATGCATTGCTCCGCTTGCAACTCCATCTTGATATAAAGACATCATACAAATATTCTCATTTTCCTTAGTTAAATTCTGAACACTTTTTAATTTTGCTGAAAAATAAACAGTATTGCCAGCTCCTACGTAAATTCTTTGTCCTTGTGTATAAGAAGTACTTGTATTTACTTCTGTGGTTAAATCATCTCCATCTACAGAATTTCCTGTTGTTTTAGCTGTTCCATTAAATATTTGATTTACTTCTCCATTTATGTTAAATAGATTATATCCTTGTGTTGTTTTTTGTTCGAAATTTCCGTCAACTCCTAGACTTACAATCGGTAACTCCACTGCATTCTCGCATATTCCATCTGTTGCAATCTTGGTTGGTTGGTTATCTATATATTTCTTAATCAGTGTTGGATAATCTCTAAATGTGTTTGAAGGTGTCTCTAATGCGTTCTTTATTTTCGTTTTTGTTTCATTCAGATAACTTAACTTTTCTGCTGTTGTTCCCATTAGATTACCTCCCCATTTATAAAGTCTAGTACAGTATCTATATCACCAATTTTTTCGTTTATTGTTGCTATACCCTCTGCATTTTTCTCTATATTTTCATTCTGTGTTGTTTGTTCTTCTTTTATTGCTTCTATTTCAGCTGTTTCTCCAGTTGGTAACACTAGATTTAACACTTGGTTTGGTGCTTCTCCAGTTATTGTTGCTGATGGAACAGCTCCTTTCTCTACAGTTCCTATAGTTAAAGAGTTGGCCGGACCAGTTTCACCTTGTACACCCTGCGGTCCTACATTTCCCTTCTCTCCTTTATCACCTTTTGGTAGCACTAAATTTAATATTTGGTCCGGTGCTTCTCCTATAATAGTAGCAGATGCCTCTTCACCGCTAGATACTAGTCCAATAGATAGCGAAGTAGTCGCTCCTGTTTCTCCTTGTATTCCTTGTTCCCCTTTAGGTCCTTGGTCTCCTTTTTCTCCCGTATTTCCTTTTGGTCCTATTGGTAAGACAAAATTTAATATCTGATTTGGCGATTCACCAACTATTGTTACAGAAGCTTCTTCTCCTTTTTCTACTCTTCCAATTTTTATTGAATTTATAGGACCAGGATTACCTTGTATTCCTTGCTCTCCTCTTGGTCCAACTTCGCCTTTTTCCCCAGTGTCTCCCTTTGGCAATACTAAATTCAGTATCTGGTTAGGTGCTTGTCCTGTTATCGTTGCTGATGGGACAGTTCCTTTTTCTACTGTTCCAATTGATAATGAGTTAGTCTCACCAGTATCACCTTTTTCTCCTTTATCGCCCTTAGGTAAGATCAAATTTAAAGTTTGATTCGGAGCTTCTCCAGTTATTGAAGCAGATGCATTTTCACCTTTTTTTACTGTGCCAATTTCTAATGTATTTGCAGGTCCAGTATCTCCCTTTGGACCTGCTGGATAGACATTTCCAGTTAAGTTTACTGCATTTATAGGCATATTACACACCTTCCTTTCCTATTTGAGCTGGATATAATATAAGTTCTGCCGGTCCATTTTCATCATATCCTATTATTGTTTGATTTTCGTTTAATGATATTTCGTACCAATATGTCTGAGGTTTATTAATGGTTTCTCCTATTGTTGAATCTTTTTCTAAAATACAAATATCAACTTCATTCGTTGCCTTATCAACTACAACTTCTTTATCCATCAAAATGTTATTGTAGTCCTTTTTTTCAAATACTCTAAATTTAATTTTATCTCCAATCTTAAATTCATAGTTAGGAATTGTTAATTTTATTGTAGCTGCATCACCTCTTGATAATTTTATAGTCTTATCTTCAATTTCTATCATTATTTTATGTACCTCCTAATTTTTCATAAAACCATATATGTTTAAGATTGCCATTACTCTACCTGTATTCTGCATCGCTGTCTTTTGATTTGTGTTAAAATCACTTCCATACGTTGGAACCATTCTTGTTGTTTGTAGTATAAATTTGTTTAGTCCTTTTGAAATATTAGAGCTAATATCAGATGTAATATTAGTCTGAATAATACTTCTTGAGGCAGATGGTGTTGAAGGCGTCCAATCGTTGCTTCCATTAAATATCTTTGTAAGCTGTGTTAATGTATCTTCAATAGTATTTTGAAAATCACTTTCCCAATATCCTTCAAATTTTCCATCTAAAACTGCTTTATATATTCCTATGCCTCTCGTAAAACCCCAATTTGAATTATTCCAAAGTGCCGGTTGATGTATTATAGTTATATATGCTTTTGACACTTTGAAGTTATCTGGAATATCTGCGTATATAATAATATCAGACTTTGTAAATTTATCATTTGCCAAATCTACATTTAGCCCTAATGGCATTAATCCCTGATATCCCATATTACTCCCTAAATACTGTAGGTTTGTCATAAGTCCATCATCTGTGATTATTTTTGAACCATTTAATAGTGACACATTTCCATATTCGTCTAACTTAAAATTTTTGGTATCTATAGTACCATTATTAAGATTTATTTTTGTTCCTTTAGAATTACTTACATAGTTTACAGAAGTTATAACCCCAGTTTTTATGTTTTCTCCAGCTATTGTTGTACTTCCACCAGTTGACAGATCCGTAAATTTTACATAGTCTTTGGTTATTTGCTGAACCGTCCCTTGTAATACCGTAAGTTTCTCTCCTTGTTGTAATGCAACAGTAGTAGAATATTGGTTAGACGGTACAAAGTCAGCTTCATCATAAGTTAATTCAGCTGTTTTACCTAATTGACATATATATAAGATTCCTTCTTCTTTTATCCACCAATCCCCACTAGAATATGGTGTTGTTGGAGTATCAAAAAAAACTTTTCTTTCATGTTCGCCATTTACAAGTTCTGAATTTGTTAATGCCATTGCTTGTACCAAAGATGTATCCTTATTTCTTTTCCAACCACTTTCTGAATATTGATATACATATCCTGTTTTTCTATCATAATATATGTCTCCATAATGTTCCTGTGGCGTGCTCCAATTTATATATGGTTCATTTTTCAATGTTGGTATATCATCATAAAACCAGAGTGATACTTCACTCTGGCTATCTAACACATCTTTTAGATTTAATATTAAAGAATGCAATATATTATTTATTTCATTATTAATTTGCAATATAGATTTTTGAGCATACTCTACATTTTTCTTTAGTCCTAATAAGCCTGCAAAATCATACTTTTTTTCTAAATCTTGAGCATTCCTTACTCCATTTGCATCTTGTTTACTTGCCATATTTCCTCCTACCAGCTTACTTTTCCATTTTTGTAGACTGTAAAGCCTTTTATTTTCTTATATGCTTTTAATTTTTCATCAGATGTTATATTTAAAGTATCAACATATTTTGCTAACGTACTTCTTTCTCCAGATGTTAATTTGTACTGCATACCTAAAAGCAACAATTTCTGCTCATAAGTCATTTTAGCCGAATTAATATATTCATATACTTTTCTTTGTTTACTACCACTTATTGCTTTTCCATTTATAGTTCCATTATCTGCATAGTCACTATCAAATCCTTGTTGTTTGTATTTTAAATACTCATCAATATCTGTATTTGCATAATTCATTATTTCATATTCTGTGTCTTGTTCATTCTTAATATAAGTTGAATATATAGCTTTCTTTTCCTTGTCACTATACTTTGAATTTAATAATATTTGTATTTTATCTTTTTGCTTTAAACTCTGATTTTTATTAAGGGTTCCATTAGCTCTTTGTTTTTGAGTTTCCTGGTACATTTTCTGTTTGTAGTCAGAATAAGTTTCCGTTGATATATTGCTATTCTTTTGTTTAGTTTCTTCATTCATTGAAGTCCATTCTCCACTACCATTCTTATAATACTCTTGGTCTCCAATCTTAGCCGAATTTTTGGTTCTTGTGAAATTTGTATAATTTTGCAAACTACTTTCTGCTAGTTCATTAATCTTTTCTTGAATCTCTCTAACTTTAGCAGTCTTTTCCTTATTTGAAATATTGCTCATTTGTACATTACGCTTTTCTTTATACAATTCTCCCATTTCTTTTGAGGTATTATTTAAATACTTAAGCTGGATTTCATCTTCATCTGTTGCCAATGGATCATTTGCAATTTGATTTTGCTTCTCTAAAGTTTCATAAAATTTACTTACATATTTATTTTTCAAGACACTATCAGTTGTAAATTTATCTTTAAATACATTCTGTTTTGCTTGTGGTGTAATCATAGGTAGAAGAACATCTCCTACACCACCTGAGTATTGGTCTATTAGATAATTTATTTTCTTTGGACTAGCATTAATTTTACTACCAAACCATTTACTAAATTCATCTGTAGTTTCATCATATTGGTTTTTAGGCAATTCTTTTTGCAGTCTACTTGATACTAGATCACTTCCATACCATGTTTTATTATTTTTAACTTGCATTATAGGTGCTAATATATTATCTTCTAATGGATTGTTTGGTGCTACCTGGTTTATTACAGTATCCTTAAATCCTTTCCATGCATCTTCATTACCTTCTATAGATTCTAGTGTTCTCCTTGCTGCAGCTCCGAATACACTTAGCACTCTTCCTTTAGGTATTCTTATAAACTTCCCTTCTCCAGTTTTAAACAAGTAATATAAATCTTTTGTACTTTCGGGTAATTTTTCATAGTCCTTATCATCATCTAACAATATATGATTTAAAATCGATGGTACAACGCCCATAAGTGTTGCTTTAACTAATAGATTTACATATCCTTTTGCTCCATTTTGTTCCGAAAAATTTCTAAATTGCTTATCAAGCCCTTGAATAGATGCATTTAAGAAATTAACACCATTTCTATTTATGGCCTTTGTTATATCTCCACCACGCTTAAAATTAGTCGTTATTTCTGCAGCATTATACAAAGCCTCATTTAAGCTTTTTCCATCTTCTAGTGTAGAAATAAATTCAGCCATTCTAGGCAGTTGTTCTACAATTTCATTTGCATTTCTTATTTTTTCTACAAATTTATTTGGTTGTTTCTTTATACCCTCATTATAGTCGAAATAAGTATTTGTCATTCCTCCATTTGCCATATATGTTTCATAATATTCGCCTTTCGCCATAATCTCATTTAGAGCTTTCCCATAATTCTTTACAAATTTACTACTGTATTTTGAATTAAACATTCCGTCTTGAAAATCTTTAAAAAAGTTTGTAACTATAAAGATTGGGTTGCTCGAAGTTAAAACACTTCTATGCAAACTTGTTACTTTTTGCAATGCTTTTATCGGCAGTGTTTCTTCCAACCTGCTTCTTTCTGTCGGCTTTAAACTTTCGTATAAATTGTCATCTATTTTTAGCTTTTGCAATTCGCCATTTTCAAAATAAGTATAATACTTATTACCTTTTGTATCTGTATCAACCAATGTATCTAGTCCAAATAACATTGTTGGAGATAATTGAATTGAACCTTCTTGCTCCACATGCGAATTTTTCAATGTTTTTGCAAGTTCTTGTCCTAGCATGTTTTGATTTATTAATCTTTTTATTTTTATTGCCTGTTGTGCCATAGTTTCTTTCAAAGGTTGTATATCTGCATTGCCTCCAGTTGCATTTTTTATTGGAGCATTTACACCAGTTTTATTTTTATCTCCTGCATATGTGCTGTCTTGCAAGTCTCTAGAAATAGTTACATAGTTTGGATACATTGATTCGAGATATTTAACCATATCATTACTTAGTAGTCCTGCATCAACCAAGCATTGCAAATTGTTATGATTGAATTTTTTAATATCTTTTGCATACTCCTTAAACTTAGGATATCTTTGTTCTAATTCCATTGCTATTGCTGTCGATTCGGCCGGTCCAATTTCAGAGCCAAAAACAAACTTGTTTCTTTCACTTCTATCAATATTATGCTTATGTAATAAGTACTCGCTAAATTCCTTGGTAAGATTTTGTTTCTCTATCGGCTCCCAGATTTCATTAATAGATTTGCCTATTTTCTTCCCTTCATTATTAGTTTGTGCTACACCGATTTCGTATTGTCCCTCTGCAAATGAATTTAAATTTCTATCATATACATACTTCAATTCTGGATTGTTTGCTTCCTTAGATAACTTATCTATATAGTGACCTTTATTAATGAATTTCTGTGCTAATTCATCAAAACTGTCTTTAAATTTGTATTTATCATTTACATACTTTTCTAAGATATTGGCTTTTTTCTTTTCTGTTAATATCTTAGTTTCTCCTTCTTTTTCGTATATGTCATTAAGAACGGCATAGTCTTCATCAGTTAACAAATCTTGTTTTATCTTGTTTTCAAAAAATTCTTTTGTTGGTACATTCAGGTTGTTTTCAATATATTTCTTGGTATTTGAAAAGTCATCAATAGAGGCTGTATTATTTTCATATTTTCCTAAGATATTATCTTTTTTCTTACTTGTTAATATCTCTGTTCTTCCTTCTTTTTCATATATGTCATTAAGAATAGCATAATCTTCATCAGTCAACAGCTCCTGACTTTTCTTGTTTTCAAAATATTCTTTTGTTGGTACATTCAAATTGTTTTCAATATATCTTTTCGTGTTTGAAAAGTCATCATTAGACTCTGTATCACCTTCATACTTTTCTAAATAATTACCTTTTTCCTGTTTCGTCGATATATCTGTTTTTCCTTCTTTTTCATATATATCGTTAAGAACCTTATAATCTTCATCAGTTAATAAATCTTGCATTTTCTTGTCTTCAAAATATTCTCTTGTTGGTATATTTAGACTATTTTCCACATAATTTTTTGTATTTGAAGAATTGTTAATAGCTTTTCTATTACTTTCTTGAACTTTCCCTGTTGACAATTTATATTCTTTTAAGTTTTTTCCTGTTCCTTGCTGTTGATAGTTGTTTTCCACGAATTGTTGCCAGTTTTTCGTTGGTGCAGCATATTTTTGATTAATATTTGCATACTGACCTTCATCTCCATTTATCCATGCGACATCGTTTATACTTACTTCTTTAGAATATATTTTTCCGTTTCCAGCATAATCTTTTGCCATATTCTTTGAAGTTGATACAAATCCTCCTTGAGTAATTGGCTTACTCGAGTAAACTGTTACCTTACCTCTCTCCAAATCTTTCTGTGCATCTTCAAAAGAATAATCTCCATAAACAAAACTTTCGTTATCATGTATGGCTTCTTCAAAAGTCTTAATATCTTCTATATTTCTTATTCCAGTATGATAATCATCTTGCATCTTATTATTTTTTTGAATAATATTTAATTGTTTCTGTTTGTTTTCGAGCAAAGAAAAAGAACCTGAATTATTTTCAGATTCTACATTATTTTCTTTTATTCCTCCCAATACCAATCCGTTATTTTCACTAGTATTTGATGAATTTTTCTTTTTATTGCTTTCATTAAATTCATTAAATATCTCCTCATTACTAATATTACTTAGGTAATTATACAACCCAATTTTCATTTTTTCAAGTATAGTTGTATCAGCATTTGCTGATTTAGGCATACTGTTAATTAAATCTTTTTGGTTGTATTTTTCCTGTATCATTCTAGCAGATGTGTCTCTAGCTTCAATCTCTCCAGGATTATTTTTATATTTTTCTTTTCCAAATTTTGTAGAAGTTCCTCCAGCAAAACCTTCTATTTGTTGAATTGCATGTTGTATCTCATGAATTAATGTTCCTTCTGCATTAGATATATTATTGAATCTATTAATATCTATAGTCAATTCATTTGTCAGTCTATTATATCTTCCATTTAATTTACCATTAGATTTAGACTTATTGGAGTTCATATCTTCAATCTTTACTTTATAGTCTTTTAATTGAGGATACATTTCAAACAAAGTGTCATGAACAAGAATATCCTTTAACTTAAATTCTTGGCCAACTTTATAGTTTTGATCTACTATTTTCATATCTTTATCAGAAAAATTGAATTTCATTTTTCCTGTAACTTTATCTTTATACCAACCTGTCTCTTTAAATATTTTTTCATTACTTTCTTTATTTTTTGCCATTTGTTTTGCTTTATTATAACTATTATATGCTTCTTTACTTACTTGTTGGTCTTTTATATTTTTCAATGCTTCTCTACCAGCAATAGAATATTTTAAATCACTGTCTTTTTTATTAAACTCTTGATTATATGCTGTTTCAAACTTGTTTCTTATATCAGTCCAAAATAGCTTTTCATTTTTTCCGCCAGTAAACTTATTTAGTTTATCTATTACCCAGTTATATATTTTCTTAGCAATAGATTGATTTTGGTTTACAAGTCTATTTACATATTCCTGACTTCCAAGTTCTCTTTGCAAAATACTCATTGTTGCTTCTTCATCAACAATTTTATTAAAGTCCTCTTTTGATATTTGTATTCCATCGTTTTCATACGCTTGTTTATATGTATCTTCTAAAGATTTCCTTGCATTCTTCCAATTTTCTTTTCTACTTGCATCTTTTAGTATCATATTTTGTACTTCATTTAACTCTAAATCATGGCCTAGCTCATGAATTGCAAGTTCTTGTACTCTTGTTTTTGTATCTTGTGAATTAGGATTAAATACAACTTCTCTGCCAGATATATTTCCATTTTCGTCATATGTAGGTTTCCATATTGAAAATACATCTTTATTATTTTTAAAAGTATTCTCATCAAAGTATGTTGTTATTCCTCTTTTATTATACATTTGATTTATTTCTTTTAAATCCTCATTGTTATAATCTATATTATATCTTTTGGCACTTTCATTAAAGTCTTTTACTACTGTTTTATTTGTATTATTATACTGTTGCAATTGACTATTATTGGCTATATCTTGTACAGACTCTCTATTTAAAATATTCTCTGTGTTTGCCTTACCTTCTTGATTGTTCAAATTATTAATTTGTTCATTTATTTTATCTTTTATATTCTGTTGTATATCTATTCCCGCTCCTTGTGCATCTTGAAGTGCTTGTTTATATTCTGTCTGTGAAACATTTTGACCATTATTATTTTTGTCAACAATTCCAATACAAGAATTTATTCCTAAATTTGCTCCTCCAACTATAGCAGCAACCAGTCCACCATTAATTCCATCTTGCAACATTTTTTGTCCCATGCCTGACCAATCGGCTTTTCCACCCACAGCATTTGTAGAAATCTCTTGCAGTGGATCCATAATTGCTTCTTGAATGAAGTTATCAGCAATACCTATTCCATAATTTTTTAATACATCTTTTACTGAAGTTGTAATTTCTTTCTTAGCTATATTTTCAACAGCAGTTTTTGCACCTTCTTTTCCAGCACCAGATAACAAAGCCTTGACTCCTGCTCCAGCTTTTTCAAAGTTTCTAATTCCTACTTCTTCGGTTGCTGCTTCTAATCCTCCTAGCACAGATGAATACACTAGTGCTTGTTTTTCATTCATTCCTCTTGATTTTGCATCATCTAAATACCCACCTGCTGCACTAGAATAAAAATATCCTGTTCCTAATGCTGGGTTTACACTACTTAAAACAGCTCCTACTCCCATTTGACCAATAGAAGGTGCTAATTCTGATAACTTTTGAGTTACTTTTCCACTCATAGAATTTATATTTTTTGACACAGCTTCATTGTCTTTTTGAATGCTATTATTCACTGCTTCTTCTATGAAATTCTTATTTAAATCTTCTTCTTTTCTATCTTGTATCGGAGTTGATAAGTATTTAGCTCTGGCCAATTTATTCGTAATATCATTATATCCTTTATATCTCTTATTTACAGCTGTAGCATAGTTCATTGTCTGTTTTAGTCCACTTGAGGCACCTCTTACAAGGTTTTCTCCTATACCTAAGATGTCTTCAAATATGTTTTTGTTTTTATAAGATATATTACTATTATCATAGTACTGTTGAGCTGAGTTCTTTAAATCATTTTTATACAAATCCTCATTAATTTTTGTTTCTACTGGTGCTAGTAAATTATCTGCTGAATTTTTTTCTTTTATTTTAGAAGTAGCCCAATCATTTGTATTACCAACATTTATATTATTGTTTTGTCCGTACTTAGAGTTAAATATATTATTAAAATTGTCATTTGCCTCTTTCTCGAGGCTATTCCTAGAATTTAATCTTTCATTTACCTGGTCTTCTATTGATTGTAAATATTTTTTCTTTTCTTTCTCCGATAAATCACTTAATTTAAAAAAAGCCATTTTAGCCTCCTATTTTATACCGTAACCATAATAAGCTAATAAAGCTTCTGGCGAATTGAATGTTTTTCCACTATATCCATCTTTAATGTTATTTTTAAGTCCCGGTCCTTGAAGTACAGTCATTTTCTTTAATACCTCCTCAGCAGAGGTTGGCACCTGCTCTTTTATACTTCCTTTAGATACAGTATTCGATGAATTTTGTAGCATATATGCATATTTAGCATCATATTCTTTTTGCCATTGTGCATCCGAAATTCTGTCTCTCTCTTTTTGATATGCTAATTGTTGACGTTTATATTGCATTTCTGCATTAGCCTGTCTTATATTTTCTTCTAATTGTTTTCTTTGTGTTAATAAACTTGCTAATGTATTAAATAATTCACGTTTTGAAGATAGCTCACTATTTATCTGTGATAATGTATTTTGATACTTATTATCATATCTAACACCTAATTCTTGTAATTGCTGTTGTTTGGTTTGAATTAATGTGTTTTTATATTGAAAACCTTGCAGAGCTAATTCTTGTTGATTTTTTAGAGCATCAGCTGCAATCTCTGCAAGTGTTGTATTATTAGTTAGCTGTGCTTCTTTAATTGCATTGTCATAATTTAATATAGCTGAATTTAATGTTTCTCTTGCTGTAGCGACTCTATTTTGATACGTGTTATACATACTAACTTTAGCTGTTTCACTATATCCACTATTTGAAAGACCATTTGAAGCTAAGTTTTCAGCATTTACACTATATGGATCTATTTGCTTTTTATAATCTGCATATGCACCTTTTTGTTCTTTTATATAATCCTTTTGTGTTTTATCCTTATTTTGATTTATTACATCAATAGTTTGTTGTGTCTTTTTATTTTGTAAATCTTCTTGTTGTTTTGCATAATCTTTTGAAGCTTGAATTTGGTCTTGATAAAATTTATCAGAACTATTTATCATTTGATTATAATCATTTGCTAACTCATTTTCTTTTTGCTGTTGCTCATTTTTTATATCGGTCAACCTAGAATCATTATAATTTACATCACTTAATAGTCCTGGATTCTTTGTATAATTATTCACATAATCTTCTGCCATTTTTATATAATCTTCTGCCATCTTTATCTCCTATCTTTTTACAAAACTTCCAATATAACTTTGTATTGTAAAATCATAAATGCTGAATGGTACATTACTCATAAATTTAAACTGTATTTCTTTCCATTTTTTCTGTTTAATTCTTGGTATTATATATCCTTTTGTATTTTTATAATCCTCTATTTTTTCAAATTCATTATTATCTGTTCGTACATATAGCGAAATTTCGTCTCCATCTATATTTAGTACACAGCCTTTCTTATTAGTTATTTTTTGATATTGCTCTGTATCAAAAGAGTCCTGACAAGTACACCAATATGCTTCTATACTTGTATTTACTTTAGTCAATGTATATATACCATCATCACTACACAAATATAAAATTCCATTTTTCACAGTAGCATAAGTAATTATTTTATTTAACTCCCAATAAAACCATTCATATTCTACATGATTATCTAGCGTAAACTTATCCCTTGAATTAGCTAAATATATATGGTTATCAACTATTACTAACAGATACCCAGCATATTCTTGTACGATTAAGTTTTTATAATTTTCTTCTTGTAATAGTTTACTATCTACTAATGAAGAACGATGTTGTAGAACCTGTTCTGTTGTTACATCACTACTTATTCCTTCCATTCCTCTATCTGAAAAAAGAACAATATCATCATTAAAATTGAGCCCTGTTGCCACGCAACCTATTGATATACTCGAATGGGTACTTGGATATGCTTTACCAGTATCATATGTTGCTGGCGTATGATAAAAGACTGTAGTATTAGCTTGTGAAGGCTCTTTAAATACCCATAAAGCATTATTCCCAGCTACCAACGCTCTAATATTAGCACTGTCTAATCCTTCTTCATAATAATCTGTATCAGATACGTAACGAGGGTTTTCAAGTGAACTGTGAAACAATGTATTTGGATAATCTTGATTTCCCGCAAAGAATACACGGTTATCAAAAGGCTCTAATATTGTACATTTAGTAATTCTTTCTCTATATCCCGGTATAGTTTTACAGAACTGTATTATTACATTATCTTGTCCGTCTGTATTAGGCTCATTAGGTGCAGTTGTAAATGTAATACAGCCTTTCAATTTATTTACTGTAAAGGCTTTTGTTTCTACTCCATCTATCCAGCATCTAGTTTTTCCGGTTTCAATTTCAGTTGTATCCAAATAATACTCTTTGCTCGTTCCATCTGCACAGAATGTATTTTTTCTATAACCTGTAAGTAGATTTATATCTTGGTATTGTGTTCCTCCACCTTCTGGTTTTCTTGAAATTGAAGTTGTTGGAATGTATCCTTCTACTGTCTTACATTCTTCTCCATTGTACTCAAGGTAATTTATCCCATCTTTTATATACAAAATATTATTGTATATAAAACTTTGGCTTCTCTTCGGATTCATTCCAGTAGCTTTTATTGTTTTCTGTTCCTTTGTATTCATATTATAATCATACAAGCTAGTACCACAATGAATAATCATATGTTCTACAGTATTAACAGTATAAAAAAACATTCCAAATATAGTATTATTAAAGCTTCTAAACAATTCTATATCTGGTCTACTTTCTATACATTTTCCTAGTTTTTTATAATTTTTCCATATATTCTTAGAATCTGGACTCCTATATTGACTAACCTCGTGATTTGAAAAGTCTACTCCTCTAAAATTACTATATATTCTTGTTATTAAGTCTCCACTTTCTATCGACATTAGATTCCTCCATCTATATATACACTTCCCTGTGACTGTCTTGGATCAAGCATTTGTTTTAATTCAGAGTATCTTTGTGCATATACTTGTCCATAGTTACTTGATACATCACTTTTTAATATATCTGCAGCAACACCATAAACCATACATTCTAATACTTCTGTTGCTAATTCAAACTTATAAGTATCCTCTGTATCTTTTGTGATAGCTTTTGGATACTTATAATAATATATAGTCGCTTTACCATCTTCCAAAAAAGTTACTATATTGTCATCAATATTATATTCAACGCCTTTTATTATCTTTAATTGATAAAAATCCGAATACTCCTCATTCAATATAAATTCTTCATTTTCAGTAACATTTACAGTATCTTTTACAATAATTCCTTTATATCTGAACAATTCAAACATTAACTGGTTAGTTACTGTATTAAATTTATTTGATATATCTGGATCATCAGTTAGTTCCTTTTTATCAACGTCAATTTCTTCAATAAGTCTTAATACTCTTTGCTTAAAATCCCAGAGTGTCATAACTATTCCTCCTTGCCAGTTAATGCCTCTTTTAATGATTTATAATCATTTATTGCTTCATCAATTTCTTCTACCGGAGTACTATCTGCTGGTAAGAAATATCCTCTTCCTTCTTCCTCTAAAAGAAGCACTTCGCCTTCTTCAAGATTTATTTCCACTATACTCGTTGTTTTGTATCTTTTAGTATCTTTTACGAACTTAGAAACAAATTTTAAGTTTTCTAGCTTTTGCTCTACCATATCATTTTTATACTCTAGCTTTGTATTTTTATTTATAATTATCCCTTCATAAGGTTTCAGCTCTGGTTTTTCTACATAATACTTCTTCATTCTTTTTTCTCTCTTTCCGTCTATTTGTAGAATTGCACTACATATAACTATTATAGACATATATAAAAGGGCCAATTTAGCCCTTTTTTACTTATTTTTCTACGCAGGAATCTTAACACATTGTAATTCGTCTTGTGCTATAATCTTCATTCCATAAGTATCTAAACCTCTGATACCATCTGAGAATGCATTTTGTAGTCTTAGACTTTCAACCTCATTAATTTGTCCAGCAAACGCAATAGCGGTTTTACTTCTGACAATACAGAATCTGTTAGCTCCGTCATTGTATATTGCGTTTGACATTACAACTTCAAAGTTATCATACATACCTACAATACCTTTTCTTATTAATTCTGGGTTATTTGTAGATAGTTCAACTAAGTTATTCTTAAATGTTGAATATGTTGCTGGATCTATTTCTATAACTCCTCCAACATCAAAGTTTCTTTGTCTTAATGCAACTATTGCATCATCAATTGCTGTTTTAACTCCTGTTTGCGTTTTAGCTGCAGCAGTTGTTATATTTTGGGCTCCATTTTCATAAGTAGCCTTTGTTATTTCATAGTAGTTTGCTATATCCGCTTTAACCGGTTTTGCAACTCTTTGATATATCGTTTTTCCATTTATATTTTTTTGTACGAAATAATCTTTAAAAGTTTTTATATCTGTGTCTTGTGTTTTTGCGTATGTAGCAGAAGCCTCACTTATAGTTGTTATACATTTTCCAGCAACTAATCTTCCAAGATTTATTTCTCTTCTTTGAGCTAACTTTGATGTAGCTTTTTGCTGATATTTTTCTGGTAATCCTGGTACAGATTGAGCTTTGTCAATATCTTTTACAGCAAAAGAGAAATATTCAGCAAATGCTATTGTTAATAATTGACTTGAATCTGACATATCTTCATAGTCAACTACACCTTGATATCCACTTACAGTTGGATCTCCCACTCCTAAGATTTTAACAGTTTGAGCATATTTACAATCCCCTTCGTACTCTCTAGTACAATTTTTTATTAATTTTAATTTTAATTCTAGGTCATCTTGAATTTTCTTTGACCATATAGTTTGAATAAAGTTTTTTACTGACATTTATAATTCCTCCTAAATAAAAAATTACCAACGAGACATTGAATCACATACAGCTTTAAATAATTTCGGATTTTTATCAAAATCGGCTCTAGTAAACTTAGAAGCCTCATCTTTGGTGTAAAAGTCTTTAATTACATCTGCCGAACTATCACTGTTTTTCATTGACGCTATTGGTTTTGGTGCTTCTTTTGGTGGAAGCATTTTCTTATACATTTCATATATTTCTTTTGTCGTTGTCCTAGATGGATCAAACTTGTTAGCAAAATCTTTAAAATTGCTATCATTTAAAATTTCATCTCCAACTCCTATACTTTTTAGCTCTTTAATAGCTTCTTGATTTTTTCTTTCATTTGCTAATTCTCTAAATAAGTATTTTTCACGTGTAGTCATTTTATCTACACCTTTTGAAGCAAGCTGATCAACAACATCGACTATTTCGTCATATCCACAATCTATAATTCTAGATGCGTCTGACTTAGCCAATGTTTCCACATCTCGCTCATCGTATTGAGGCAATTCTGGAATATTTACTCCTTGTTCTTTATAAAACTGCTTTAATTTTTCCGTTGATTCTTCAACAGAATTAGTTCCTAAACCAGCATTTAAGACATTTTGTAATTCTCTGTATTTAGCCTCATCATCATTTTTTGCACGTCTAACTCTTTCTTGTACTATTTTGTTGACTTGCTCTTGTGTAAACATTTTTTCTTTTGCAGTTTCTTTATTAGCAAATTCACTAACATTCGTATTATCTGCATTAGTGGCAATGTTAGCTCCTTCCACATTTTCTTCTGCTGTTTGTGTAACAGTATTTTCATCAGTAGTTGGTGCTACCTCATTTTGATTTACAACGTTTAAGTTGTTTTCTTCTTCATTTCCCATTTTTTTCTCCATTTAAAGTCTGTCGACTGTTAATTCCTACATTCCTTTTAAGCCATTCAGCAGTTTTGGGCATAAAAAATAGACACATATGTGTGTGCCTTTAATAACTTTACTAAATTATTGAGAAACTTAATTTGAATTATATTGACTATCAATTCTTTGTTGTGCCTCTGCCATCTGCGAAGCTTGTGCATCTGGATCATTTTGCAAAAATTGATTTGCTCTTTGAGTCTGCATCTGCATTTGTGCCTGTATTTGTGCTATATATTCTTGTTTTGCCTTTACTTTCTTTATCAGTTCTAGTAATTGTTGTTTCGGCATTGTACTATTGTCTGGTAATGCCTCAACATAAGTTTCTAATTGACCTATTTTTTGTGGACTAAACCAACCACCCTTAAGCAGATTTTCCATGCTAAGCTCTTGTGCATATTTATCATATGCAGAAATTGGAGTTATATCAATTTTAACTGAAGCCTTTAGTTTTGTTAGTGCCTCTTCATTTACTTTTATAGGAGTTATAGTTTCTTCTCCAGTTATCTGATTTATACTTTTATCCTGTAATATCAATCCATTAGGGTTGTATGTAATAATCATATCAAGCCAAATTAATGATATTTGTTCTATAAAGTCTTTTAATGAAGCCATTTGTTCAACAAGAGGTTGCTGTAATGCATTCTGAACTGCTAATATTGCTTTACCAGATGCAGTTTCTGGATTTACTGCCCCAGTTGTAATATCTCCAGCACCTGCAAGTTCCCTTGTTGTTTTTATTAAATCATTTTGTAATAACTCGACATCTGAACTCATTTGCATAGGTTGTGTGATGGCAAACATTTTCTTTACGTCTTCAACTTGTTTTCCTTTTACTTTAATAGTTCCTCCAACGGTATCAACAGCACTAGGGTTCTCTATTGCATCAACATTAACAATTTTTTGAGGATATGCGGTCTGTTTTGCCACCAAGGCTCTTCTCATTAGAGTTTTATTAACTTCTATCTGATTTGCAATTAAATTTCTAACTTCTCCTTCTCCTCTAGCTGAGCCTTCTTTATCTTCCCATAGCATATGTGCAATAGGATATCTCGTTAAACCACTATTTTCGTCTTTTATAATATCTAAATACCTTGTCGCCATAGTATAATATACTTTACCATTATTCTTATAAAACTTAGTTATAATTGTAACCTTGTCATCAACTTCATACTTAGCTTGATCTCCAGCTTCTTCCCAAGTTTGGTTATCTCCAATTATTTTTTCTAGTTCTTCTTTTGGTACACCTTCTGATGCTGCAAGATTTCTCGCTTCAATTACAGACTTTCTTTGTCTAATTAAAATATATGGCTGAGTTTGAATCTCACTATTATTCTCATCTCCATAGTAAATATCATTTTTGCTTATTTTTTCGGATATTGGCATTTTTTTATCATTATCATATCTCAAATACATTGGAGCTTCATCATTTATTGCAGCCTCTTTAGATATCTTTCTTATTTTGATATCCATTCTATCCTTTTCCCATATGTTAGCTGCCTTTAAGTTTAGTAACTTACATAGTTGGCTTGCTGTGTCTCTAAAATCCTCTTCAAAATTATCTGGATTATATACAATCCCCCATAAGTTTTGATTAATTACAGCAACCTTATATTTAACCACTGGTTTTATAAAATTAAGTTGTACTGGCTCTATACTCTTTATTTTAAGACCTTCCCATTGATTACCATTATACATTCTATGATTTTTATCCGTATCAGAATATACATTCATCATATATAGATACGACTTGCCTCTTTGGTATAGCTGCCATACTTCCGTTTCCTTCAATTCCTTTAAATCCATAACTTACTCCTTTAATGCCAAATATCTTTTTGTCCTATGCTTGTCCCATCATAGTGGTCTATGTTATATATTTCTGCTTTTTCTTGAGCTTCCTGTTCTTTTTTATATTCTCTTTCTATAACTTTTTCTTTGTGTTCTTCTACTTTATCTTGCACATTTTCTATGTATCTTATTGGATTTAAATCTTCTTTATCATGTTTTCCTAAATAAAAAGCTAACAGCATAAAAAAGCCATTAACTAACACTAACAACACTTCCATTGGCGTTCTCCTTCTTCATTTTATATAACTTCTATAGTCTCTCCATAATCTTCTTTAAACTTCTTATCATTGTCAAAACTATAAAATACATTTTCATTCACTACACTTTGAGTATTTTCTACCCTTGTTTTTTGTTGATCCCTTATGTAATATGTAATAGCTGTTCCCATAACTAAATCATCATGGCTACCTTCTTGTGCTTCTGGTCTGCCTTTTTCATTCTTAACAAATGTAAGAGCCTCTTTAAATATTTCAATATCTGTTATCGACTCTGGCTCTTCATTTATTATTCTTTGCAATTCTGCAAGTATTAGCGGTCTTGTATTTCTATCGGTTCTAAATCCATACCTTTTCTCTAATTTGCCTGTATAATCATCTTCTTTTTCTCTTACATACAAATTAGGATATTCATATTCTTCCTCTAATACTTTATTCGGATACGTACTAAAATTAGTTTCTATTCCTATTAATGCAGTATTATAGTAAATTCCTAAACAATACATTTGCCTTGTATAAAATGTTTCGTCTTTTTCATGTTTCAATACCGCTACAGTCTTTCCATTAGTGTTATCTATCACAACACCAGTAAAATTATCTGAACCGTCTCCTGCAGTATCTCCACCTAGTACATATGGAACACCTTTATTAGGTTTCTTATATATCTTTATAAATCCACCTTTATCACTAATCCATCGGATATTTATAATTTTCTTTTTGTTATTCTTTACAACCAAGTCATATTTAAAATATCCTACATCTAGTATTCCATTGTTTTCTTGGTGTTCTAACTGATCAATTCGTTTTATTACTGTTTCTGTGTTAAAATAACATTTTCCAGAAGCAATAAAAGCTTCATCTGGCGTACAAGGATACTCTTGTTTAATTACTTCTTTATCTATATACCCTTGATATTTTTTATAGTACCAGTATAATTGATTTTCATCTAATACTTTTTCATCTCTTAGCCATCTTAACCTGTCATATATCCATATACCTTTCTTTCTATCAATATCATTTAAGAACTTAGTCCTCATATTTTTGGTTTCAAAGTTCAATCTGTATTCTCTTGTTTTCCACCATTCAAAGAAACAATTTATATGCTGTCCTGATTTCCACATTTCTCTATAATCATTGAAACCATTTGCAGTAGTTTCATATATTTTTATTGCATTTTGTGTAAATGTTTCTCCTAAAGACGCTTGTATCCTTGATATTCCATCTTTCCAAAACGCACATTCAGAGCCATGAAAGAAGTTGATTGTCCTTGAACGACCAACTTCTTTAGTTGCAGTATCAACACTCCAACTACTATTTAATTTTTCAAACAATAACTGTCTCTTTGAGTTATATTTTTCAGTGGGCTTAATCATTTCTGGTAATCTATTATATATAAATTTAGCCTTATTTTGAAAAATAGCCTCTGTATTACTACTCTTGTCAGCTAGTGTTAAACCTTCAAAATTATGTCTCGTTATAGTAGCTGCTAATTGATACGCAGTTATTAATGTTGTAAAACCTTGTTGTCTTCCCTTTAATACTAGCAATGATATTGATGTAATCAACCCTTGCTCGTAATCTTCTATGCCCTTATTCAGAATATTTATAAACTCATGTTGAACTTCATTCAGAAAAAAAGGAACTACCTTCTTTTCCTTATCAACAACAGTAAAACATAGTTCTATTAATTTTTCTGGGTTATCAATTATCTCTTCCCTTAAAGTTTCATTATGTGTCAATTCATAAGCAACGCCTAAAACAAACCTATCATCTTTTTTTATGTCATGATGGGTATCCCATTGAATCTTTCTTCTATCTATTAAAAAATCAGCTGTTATCTTAATCATAATACATCTTCTAATTTTACAACCTTTTCAGTTATCTCCCCAGATAAGTTTAAGTCTTGCTTACTAGACCACCCAAAATTATTCTCTAAAACAAATTTAGCTCCAGACGTTTTTCCTGAATCATATAAAGATTTTTCTGCGTATTCTTCAACTCGTTGTTTGGCAACCTTGATTATTTCTGCATATTCAGTATCACCATATAATTTTTCGTATCTTCTTAATGTTTCGGTAGACAATCCTAAATATATGGCTAGTCCAGATATGGTATATGGCCTATGTTCTTGAAAAGCCATACCAAAATATTCTTCTACTCTAGCTTGCAACTCATCTGGTGTCTTATATTTACATCTAGAATTAGCTTGTAAATATTCTTGTTTTAGTTTTTCTTCTCCAATATTCTCATTATAAAACTGCACATTAAACACCTACTTTTTATTTACACTATTTGCTTTTATATTTGCCACTTTGTTATGTATTTTTTCATAGTTTATTTCTTCTTTTTCACATCTACTGTTATATTTGCATTGTTCACATCTATATTTCATACAATTAAAAAAATCAAACTTTTCTTTCATAACTTGACTATCTGTTGTAATTAAACAAATTACAGCAACTCCTCATTCGTATTTTTACATACACTAAGCAATGATATAATTATAAAATATATACTTATTAATATTCAGAGATGTCTAACATCTTTACTTTCTATTAACTCGCATTTTATGTTATATCACTGCTTACTATATAAGGTAGTACATTTTAGCCTACTACCTTAAAAGCTTAGTACATTTCTATTTATATTTCCTAATGCACAAAAGGGTAAAGCTTAAACTAGAATCGCCTTACATTTTATATGAATTACCAAAGGATAAATAAGGATTTTGGAATTATTTATATTAATTTATCTAGTATCCGTTAATAACTAATTTTCAACTATTTTCCAATCTTCTGCCAACATATCAGCTTGACTTGCTAGCCAGCCTAATTGAGTACCTGACGTTCCTACAAATGCTATTGCTTTATTTCCTATTGCATCATGCTCTGCATTTACTATTTCATTATTAGCGTTTTTATAGCTGATACTGGTTGCTAATTCTATATATTGATTCTTTCCATTCCAGCCTTGTCTTTGTACTCTTTGGCCTGCTTTTAATAATTGTATTGCTTTACCAAAATCCATTTAATTTTCCTCCTCTAACTTGATACATTTATTTTCAAATTTTTTATATGCGTCAAAGTATAATTCTTTTTTGTCTCCGTTATATGTTAGTTCGTAATACATACCGTCAAACAATGTTGTACTTAACAACGCTTTATGATTTTGTAATGTTTTACAATACCAAACATCAAATACTTCAAATTCCGGTATATCATCGCTTTTATCTAAATGCTCTATTGCATACTGTTTTACTATTTCTTTGCATTTCTCAATAAATTTTTTACTTCCCATAATTTCACCTTCTTTCTTGCAAAATAATAAAGCTTATCTTTTGATAAGCTCTTTTTGTTATTCTAATGATTTCCTTACTTCTTGTATTGCTTTATTAAAGTCTTCTAATTTTATGAATGTATTATTTTTGTTTGCCAATATTTCTGTCACTTTTATCTCAGATAACTCTTCAATATCTTTTTTTATATAAATATTCTCTTCATTGCAACATTCTTTTTTGATGTTTTCTAAAAGCTCTTTGGCTTTGTTTAGTTCTGTATTTGGATAACAATTAATTATTTGTGTTGTATATAATATATACCAATTTTTGTTCAATTCACTTATAGAATATTTATTTTCGTGATTACAATATGGGCATTTACTTAATACATTGTTTTCTTCTAATTTTGTTTCTTCAAAATCTATTCTTTCTTCTGTAGCGTTTTTGGCTATTTTTTCATTTTCTTTTAAAACTATATGATATTTACGCTTACATTCATCACAGATCATTTCATCTTCCATATATAACACCTCTTTTCTCAGAGATATTATATATGATCTATTTTGCAAATGCTGTCGAAATGTGTCGAAAGAGCCAACTTTTTGTTAGTCCTTTTCTGTTTATATAGTCTTACCTATCTATCCACGATACTATTATAGCACTTTTTGTGGTAGCATTCAGTAACATTTGGTAGCATTATTTTATGTTATCAAAAATATTTAAAGCAATTCCATTCATCCTCTTTGTATGCTCATAATTGTATCCCATTTCTGCAGCAATAACTACCAGACTTTTTCCTTGTATATAAAACTTATCCAGTATATTTTTGTATGGTTGTTTTACCTTATCTAATTGCTCTAAAATTTGCATTTGCTTTCTATTTTCCTCTTTTACTTTTTCAAGTAGTTCATCTATACTATCTATCAGTTCTGCGATTTTTTCCGCTTCGCTATCTTGTATCTCTCTGCTTCCCTTTGGCATATCTGATAAAACACTATTCAATTTATTTATACTTGATTTATATTGCTCAATATACTCTATTCTACCTTTTATCCACTCTTGTGTATGTCTATAACCCTTTAAATCCTCTCTATTCATTAGTACCTCCATATTTTATCTATATTTATAATTTTTATATACTGTTTTATATAATTGTAGACTTGTATCTATCCTTACTACTTTTATGTACTCATTTTCTAGCCACTTGTTTAAAATATAAGTTGTATAGCCATCAACTAAAACATTGTCATTGTTCACTACCACTTTATCTAAAAATTGTCCTGTTGTCTGAAAAAAGGTTGCTTTACATTGTATTTTTTTTGTCCCTGGAATTGTGTATTCTGTTGGAATCTTTATATTTCTTATATTTTCATATCCAAATAATCTCATAATAAAATCTAACATATATATTCTCCTCCTAATAACTTACTTTAATTACATAACTGTTAAGCATTGGTTCATAATCTATACTTAATCTTAAATCTTGCATTTTATCTATTCCGTATCTGTCTATTTGCATTCCACCTCTTAAATTTCCTATATGATTAGTCAATGCAAATTTAACTATATTTTCTAACTGTCCTGTATATTGTTTATCTGCTTTTTGTTCTTCCAATTCTACTTTTAGTCTATCAGTTTTATTTTTTAATCTATCATTAGATAACTGATATGTTTGTAATTCTTCTTTCAAGTCTTTTATTTCTTTATTTAATCTTTTTACTTTTCCCTTAACACTCATCTTCTCCTCCTACTACTTAATAAAACCACATATTTACTCTGTGTTTATAACAATATCTAAACATATTTAACCATAATTCATGCATTGTAGTTTCTTCATCATAAAACGTTTCTTCTACATTCAAATTTTTTAATATATCATAAATTTCTTTACATTCTTTTGGGGTAAATTTTCCATCACAATCACTATGCCATAAAAATTTATTCATCGGAGCATTTTTATTTGAAAGAATTGTATTCCATTGTTTTAAGTCATCTTGTGAAAACTTATAATCAAGATATGCATAAGGTTTCTGATAAATTTCTCCTATTGTTTCATTAAATGCTTTTGCTACTTTCGTTCTATAATCTGCAAATCTTATATAACCTCCATGATACGTATTTTCTCGGCTCAAGCCTTTTATTATTACATTTAATCCCATTATTTTCTCCTATATTATGATTTTATTTTCTATAAATTCAACATCAATTATCTCTTCGCCGTATACTCCTGATTTCCATTGTTTTATGCTCACTTTCTCATCTTCAACATTAGCTATATCACTATAAAATAGTTGTACTTCTTTTATTCCTTTTTTTCTCATTATAGCTTTTAAAATTGTTTTTAATGTTTCTGCATCTACTTTATTTTTTCTTATTTTCATATTCTAATTTGCCCTCTTTCTAAATTTTTAAATATAGTCGCACATATTTTTGGTCTTGAATGTAACATATCTTATATTCTGTTACTTTCGCGAATTTTACCAATCTATATTTGTATATATAATTTGCTGTCTCTCATCTTTTGAATATAACGTTGTTATTTTATGTTACATTCATTATTCTTTTATTTAAAAATATCGCATTTTTTTCATAACATTATTATTTTTTTCTTGTGTAATTCCTATATATCTTAACGTTATGTTTTCGCTACTATGGTTAAATATATCCATAAGCATACCTATATTTTTTTCCGATTGTTCGTATAAAAACAAGCCAAACGTCTTTCGTAAAGTATGTGTCCCAACATTATATACTCCACAATCATTACAAGCAGTTTTTATTATTGTATAAGCTCTTTCTCTTGTTATAGCTTGATTTTTCCCTTTACGGGATTTAAATAAAAATTCATCTGGATCTTTTTCAACTATATATTTTTCTAACTCTTTTTTTAGATGTGGATTCCAATCATATGTTTTTTGTTTTTTGGTTTTCTTTTCTCTTATTCCGTAATATTTGTTATAGCAATCTCTTACTCTAAACTTTAAGATATCTGAAATTCTTAGTCCTGTATATATACCGAAAAGGAATAATAATGCATCTCTATCGTTTTTTTCTTTTAAGTATGTATAAATCTCTTTTACCTTTTCTTGGCTCCTAATTGGCTCTACAATATTCATATATTTACCTCTTCTGTTTTTTATTGTATTTTATAGTAATTGTCTTCATACTGTTCCTTGGTTAGAATTTCCTTTATATCATTTTGTGGTATTATTTCATTTGTCGTCCAGTCATCTTCTCCAATCTCAACGTGACAATCATGTAGAAACAATACACGTCTTCCATTTACGAAATCTCCAATTTTGATTACACCAATTATTTCTTTACAGTGTTTTTCTATTATTTTTTCTTGTATAAGCTCTTTTTCACATTCTATGTAATGTGGATCATCGAATTTAGGATTTTTTACTTTGTCAATTCTTCCATCTGTTGTTCTTACATATTCTCCTACTCTCAACATATTATCTAGCTTTTTCATTCTTCTAGTTGCCTTTAATTCATCATCATCTAAATCAAACGCCATAACTTTTTATCCTCCTAATATTTTTCATCTTCAAATTCTTTTAGAACTTTGTTTAAACATTTTGAGCATACGGCTATACAAAATGTCTTATTCTTTTTTGAAAGTGTCTTTGGTATCATTAGCAAACCGCCTTTTTTATCTTCCCATTTTTTCTCTACTTTAATTTCACACCCACAATTGTCGCATACATAATACTCATATAGTTTTGTCTTAGGTGTATTAGATAGATGTCTTGCTATACCGGCACTTTCCGAATATTTTATTTGCTTTTCTGGTTTTTCTCTCAAAATCAACTCATTAATTCTGTTTTTTATCATCAGCTTCCACCTCTTTTTTATTTGCATATAAATCCTCTTGAAAACTTTTAATGCAATAATTCAAGAATTTGTATGTGTCTTGTATTTGCACATATTTTCTTGCTTTTAAAAATCTAAACATAAACCTTTGCCTAGTTAAATAGTTCAAACAAATCTTGTATGGACTAAAATACAGCTCTTTAATTACCCAATATTGAATTTTTAATTCCAACAATTGCTCTTCCGTCATATACTCTAAAATTGTTGGCTCGTCTATATAGAGTTCCAGTTTTTTCAATATTGCTACAATAGCCTTTTTGTCCGCTTCTACAATGTTTTTGAATTGTGAGCCCTTATTATATATAATATATATAAAATATAAGTTTAGTTTAGTAATAATGTTAACCTCAGGTTGTACTGTTGCTTGCACTTCTGCTTTACCCTCTGCATATACCTTCGCACTTACTTCCGCCTGTCCTAAAATTCTATTTTTCTCTTCATAAAGCCTTATAATTGAATACTTTGGGGCTTTATTCTGATTACTGCCCTTTTTGTAAATTATGTACTTTTTCGTAATTAACTCATTTCGAGCTGTCTGTAATTCTTTTAAAGTCAAACGGAGTTTACTCATAATTGTAGTATTAGCAGCAGTAAATTCATCTGCCCAGTCAGTTTTGTAGGCTATATGCAATAAAAAATTGTATATTGATATAGCCTTCGTTGACAATGGCCTGAAATCTACTAAAGAATAGAACGCATCGAGCTGTTTTTCATAATCTATTGTTGTGATTTTCTGTTGTTCCTCAAACATTTTTTCTCCTCTCTTGACTTCTTTACTAAAAATTTGTATAATAAATAAGAATTTGTTTATAAATTCATTTGATATGAGTTAGTATTTGATTCCAGTCTCTGCTAACTCTTTTATTTTTACTCTAAATTCATCTAGCGATTTATAACTATTATTCTTACACTCATCTAATATTTTTAGGAAAGAAGCTTGTTTTCTGTCTATTCTTTGATATTGCTCCTTTATTAAATATTCTCTGTTTTCAATATCCAATTGAAAATTTTTACATTGTCTTGCCAAATCAACGCTTCTTCTTTCGTATAGGTCTTTCTCATTTTTTCTCACTATAAAATCCCCCTTACTAATTTATTTGCCTTTCTCATTACAAACTTGTAAACACTGAATCCACTTAATCTATAAATTACTATTTGTAATGTTAGTAAAAACAATATAAATCTTATTGCTTTTACTACAAAATATAAAATGAAAAATGCTACCTCAAATAAACTATACATATTAAACTCCCCCTTTAACTATATATTTGCTGCATTATGCTAAATGCTTTATCTAAATCAATTCTTATAAGCTTTTCTCCCACCTTGATTTTTGCTTCAACCATTTCTGGTCTAGCAAGAATTTTATATGCTTGAGACCTGCTTAAACTGTATTGATCCATAAATTCTTTTGGTGTTATATATTTTGTTCTTGCTCTTTCTTGTAATTTAGTTGCTGGCATTTTCTCATCTCCTCTCTTTTGTGTAGTGTCGCCATTATTTTTTGTTTTTGTTTGTTAAGCTGACATTCGTGTTTAAAAAAATATCATCTTTCTTATAGTTTAATATCTTTTTTATATTTAAAGCTACTTCCAATGATGGAGCAACATTCCCTTTTTCATACCCTGTATATGTTGTTCTAGCAATATTAAGCTCATTTGCCATTTGTTCTTGAGTATAACCTTTTTTAGTTCTAATTTCTATAAGCTTTGTTCTCAATTTTATCGCCTCCTTTTGTTCGTTCTGCTGACATTATATACTACGTTTGTTTAACTGTCAATACTTTTTTTAAAATTTTCTATTTTTTTGTCAAATTTGTTTGCAAAACTGACAATATAATGTTATAATTTATTAGAAAGGAGAATATTTATGAGCTTTGGAAATATTTTAAAAAAAATTAGACAAGACAATGATTTAACTCAAGAAGAACTAGCAAAAAAAATTGACACCTCTCGTTCTAATATAGCTAATTATGAAAATGATAAAAATATGCCTTCTGTAGAAGTTTTAGACAAATTAGCAAAAGCATTTAATTGTAGTATAGATTATTTGCTTGGTAAATCAGATTTAAGAAATGCTACACCCTCTAATATAGATGGATCAAATAAGAAATATTATATGTGCCCTGTTTATGGACAAATATCAGCAGGTCAACCTAATTGGGCTGAAGAATGTATTGAAGGAGTATTGCCACTTGACCCAGATTTAATGGGTATAGTAAATCCTGAAGAACACTTTTTCTTACGCGTAAATGGTGAGAGTATGAATAAAATAATTAGAAATGGTGCCTTTGCATTAATTCATAAACAAGATATAGTCAATGATGGCGAAATTGCTGTAGTTTTGGTAAATGGTTATGATGCTACATTAAAGAAATTTACTAGACAAGGCGATATGATTATACTAGAGCCACAGTCAAATGATGATAGTTTTAAAACACAAGTGTATGATAAAAATACGTCGATTAAAATTCTAGGAAAATATGTCGGCAAAATGGAAATTAATAAATAACTAAATAAAATTACTTTAAATGGAGCTGAAATACAATGAAAATATCTAAAATATTAAAAAACACATTATATTCTATATTATTTTTTATTTTTTTAATTAGCGGAATGATTGGTATTAGCGACATATTAGAAAAAATAAAAATAACAGGAACGTTTAATTTTCTTTTAATGTTTATTTTAACAATACTATTTTTTGCTTTTTTATCTGATGACTTAAAAAAATTAGATAATAGAAAAGAGTTATTAGATATTTCAAAAAATGTATTTTCATTAGACTACACTAACCTAAAAAATATATCTAATATTGATTATGATAATAATTGCAACTTTGTAATTTATTTGAAAAATGGACTACATTTTCCTTTAAAAAATTTCGCCGTACCAAAAACGCAACAAGATTTGCAGGATTTAGATAATCATTTTAGTCAAATTATTTTTTAATTTATACTAGATTCATATAGTAAGATTTAATATCAATTAAGCCACATAAACAAATTAAGGAGATTTAACAATGGAAAATAAAAACGAACAAATTATATATATTAATATTGATGATTCCGGTAAACTAGTCTCAACTGAAAAAGTTTCAATATATGCTGGATTAGTATTTACATCAAAAATTGAAAAAGATAAATTCATTACTCAATATAAGAGCATCGTTCAAGATATTAAATGTAAATATTGCAATACTAATATCCTAACATGCACTAGTAATAAATCTTGTCCTGAAATTAAGCATAATATGTTAAAGCCAAAACATCGTAGACAACTTATGAATTATATAAAAAAATATTCCATTTTATGTTGCATTATTAACAATGAAAAAGTTTATCCTAACATAAAAGAAAATACAGCTTCAAGGGGAAGATTTTTAGATTATGCCTTAAAATTATTAATAAAACAAACTGTAAAAGGTTTAATTAGAGAAGAAAAAATAGACCCACACAAACCAATAAGGCTTATACTTAATATTGATGAACAGACAACTAAAACTAATGGATATTATAACTTAAAAGATGGTATTGTTGAAGAATTAAAATATGGAATTATAAATTATAATTATGGTGCATTTCACACTCCAATTATATTCTCAAGTTTAGAAGTAAATGTATGCTATCAAAAATCTGAAAAGAGCTACTTAATTCAAGCTGCAGACTTAGTAGCAGGTTCAGTTAGAAAGTTGTACTTAAATAACATTAATGACTTACTAGAGTTCTCTAAAAGAACTGATTTTATAAATTATAAAATTATTTTACCATAAAAAGAAAAGAGAGCCTAAGCTCTCTCCCCAACTGGACTGACGTACTTAACATACGCTTAATTAAACTAAATCAGTATCCAGCTATCGACCGAACAAAGGGATTTATCCCTTCTGGTATTATAATTGTAACATTTCGGTTAATAATTGTCAACAATTATATTGTTAATTTATGCAATTTAATCATATTTTATTCAAAGTATATTATAAAGATGGATTTGTGACAATTCGTCACATGGTTCACAATTATAATTTTCTATGTTTAAAATTAATTGCATGTAAAAAGCTTAATTGTAAAAGTAAGTCTTAGATAAAAAATCGTAAATTATATATTGACAAAACAGATGTTTTTGTTTAATATGTTTTTATAAAATAAATGAGAAAAATAGCTACTGTTTGGCGACACTACTATTTTTCTCCCAATAGACACTGAAAGTGACTACTTTTGTATTATATACAACCTAGCATTCGTTTTCAAGTGTTTATTAAAAAATAATTTGAAAATGGAGGTTCTTATTATGTCAAAAACGAAATACACAAAAAGAAAAGATGGAAGATTTCAAACATCTATAGTTATAGCAGGTGAAAAAAAATATCTAATTGCAAAATCAGCTGAGGAATTGGATAATAAAGTTACAGAAATTAATTATAAAAAATTAAAAGGTTTATCTCAAACATTCTCAGATATAACGTTTAAACAATATGCAGAAAAATGGTTCTCTATTAATATTTCTACTAAGGAAATCGCAACTCAAAATAGTGTAAGAAACAGATTAAAACATATATATAAGTATATTGGAAATGTAAAATTGAAAAATCTTAAAAGATTTCAAATTCAAGAAATTCAGTCTTCAATGTTGCAAGAAGGATATACTGATATTACTAATAGAACTATAGCTGAATGTAAAAGAATTTTAGAAGATGCTGTTAATAATGACATTATAGAAAAAAATGTTGCAACAGGAATTAAGGCAAGGAAATTCGCAAAAACAGAAAGAAAACCTTTAACACAATATGAAGATTCTAAAGTTATCGAATGTGCTAAAAGTCATAAATATGGCTTATTTATTCTTCTATTAAGGTATTGTGGTTTGAGACCAGAAGAAGCCGTTGCCTTAACAATAGAAGATGTTGATATAAAAAATAAGCTTTTATATATAAATAAAGCCGCCTCTCTAGCTCAAAATCAACCACAAATCAAAGCAACTAAAAATTTAAAGAATAGAAAGGTACCTATTCCCAATTTCTTATTAGACAATTTAAAAAAAGAAGTATCTTATCGTGATGAAAATAAAATAAAATACCTTTTTACAAAAGAAACAGATAATTACTCTATGCTAACAAAACAAGCCCTAAAAACCCATTTAAAAACCTTTTTAAATGCTATTAATAAAGACATACAAGACGATGATAAAAAAATAAAATTTTCTTATTATCAATTAAGACATTCCTATTGCACTATGCTTTATTATGCTGGAATAAAAATAAAAAAAGCACAAGAATTAATGGGACATTCTTCTGCTGATATGGTATATGATATTTATACTCATTTAGATGAAGAACGCGAAAATGCAAACGAGCAAATTAATAACTACATTTCTACAAAAATCCTGACCACTTTTTGACCACTTTTTTTTGGAAATATTGTATAA